TCACGCTTTCCCCCTTGTCAACACTCTTTCGACATACCACGTCACCTCGCCCCGCTTGGCTCCGGTCACGCCCATCTTGTGCGCGGTAATCGCCAACCGCTGGCTTTTTAGTACCTTGAGGTTGTCCATGTATAACCTACCCGCGAGCATCAAAGAGTCAAGCGGGCACCACGGGTTATACTCGCCATAGAGTCGCGCCCGTTCCGCGTGGAAGGTCTCGTTGATCTGGCACAACCCTATCGATACCCCGTCATCGCCGATTGCGTCGGGGTTATAGGTAGACTCGGCAAACGCGATCCCCCGCAAGATGCTTTCCGGGCACCCGGTCAGAGCCGAGGCGATCTGGTAGATTGTCAGTTCCGGCTCGTCGAACACGATAACCGGCGTCAATGCCGCGATCCCGCAGCCTGAGCAAAGGATAGCCGAAAGGGTCAAGAGCAGTAGAAAGCGTTTCATGGTTGCCTCCTGTTATGGATAGCCGGTTTTACCCGGCGTATCGGTTAATCTCTAAAACCTTTCTTGAGGGCATCGATAATGCACCACGAAAGATTATCGGCGGAATCGGGCAAGTCTTTTGCATAATCCCGTTCGAGTATCGCTTTTTTTACAAGCGGGTTGATGAGGTGTTTGTGCTCGTTCACGGCCTTTTGTACCTCGACGTATGCCGGAGAATCTTCCTCTCCCCAAGCATCCTTTTTCCGGAATATGTGAAAATCCGTTACTTTTGCAATCTGTTCGGTTGCCTTTTCTTTGATCGTCGCCATCATTTCGGGAGTAAGCGCCGAATCAAGAATAGCAAACGCGGCGCTATATGCCAAGTTTCCCAAAATGCGTTCTTCCTGGTGTGCATCCCCCCGCAAGGTTTCCTTGACGTAATCGATACAAATCTGCTTCATTTCGTCATCGCTCAGGAAATCACCAACGTTAATCTCAACAGTCATCCTCTACCATCCTTTGCGCTTCTCGCGCCTATGTGCATAGTGTATACCCTCTCTATATCCCTGTCAACCCCTAAAAAAATAAAAAGCCCCTGCCCGAAAAGCTACGAACAGGGGCAAGCCATGCGCAGAAAGGAGACCGCGCGTGACTGCAAGGAAACAATACCGGATAGCGGGGAATTAGTCAAGGGTTGACAGATTAGATATATTCCTATAATCTGGTGTGAAAGGAGCATTTATGGCAGGAAAAGCAACGGCTCACGGTGAAATCATTAAAGAGTACGTCAAGTTGTACAAGTCGCGCCCCTCGCGAGAGATAGCGCGTATTTGTCTATCGGAGAATCCGGGGTTATTCAAGGACATCCCGGCGGCCTACCGTCAGGTCAGGTACTACCGGGGCGCAAGTGGGGATGCTGACAGAACGCGGGCGACTTCTATTATCGGGCGGGAATACGTTCCAGAAACGGCAATCGAGGCCCTTGACCCGTTCGTCATCGAATACTCGGCTTTCCCCCTCTGTATCGGGGCGGATGCACACTTCCCCTACCATGACCCGGAAGCGGTTGACATCTTCCTTGACCACGCAGCGAAGGCTAAAACCATCGTTTTACTGGGGGACTTCGCGGATATGTATCAGGCAAGTTCGTTCGTCAAGGATCCCCGTGCTATGCGGATCGCGGACGAAATGGCCATGATGAAAGACTTCCTTGCCGGGGTGCGCCGGGACTTCCCGAAACAGCGGATAATCTACAAGCTCGGCAACCATGAAGACCGTCTGGATACCCTTATCAAGACCCGGTGCCCTGAATTGTTCGGGCTTCCAAACCTTGACCTCGCGTCTGCAATCGGCGCGAAGGAAAGCAGAATCGAGATTGTCCAGTCACGACAGATGATGAAGTTCGGCAAGCTCTACGGGCTCCACGGGCACGAAGTCGGGCGGGGCGTTTTCTCGCCGGTCAATCCCGCAAGAGGCCTCTACCTCAAGACCAAAAAATCCGCGATCTGCGCCCATCATCACCAGACCAGCGAACACGCCGAAAAGAACCTGGATGACAAAGTAGAATCCTGCTGGACGATCGGGTGCCTTTGCAACATGAAACCGGACTACGCTCCGGTCAATCGCTGGAACCACGGCTTCGCGGAGATTACCGGGGATGATGATATGTACACCGTTCATAACCGCAAGATCATCAATTACCGGGTGGTGTAACTTTAATTTTGTGCCGGGATATGTACGCCCGGTACGCAAAAGGAGACAAATATGAAGAAGGTTATTCTTGAATCCCCATACGCCGGGGACGTTAAACGAAACATCGCCTACGCCCGCGCGTGTGTGAAAGATTCCCTTATGCGCGGCGAGGCACCTCTGGCAAGCCACCTCTTGTACACGCAAGAGGGAATACTTGACGATACGATACCTGTCGAGCGAACGCTTGGCATAGAGGCAGGACTTGCGTGGGCAGATTCGAGCGCCGCGCATATCTTCTATATCGACTACGGAATGAGTCAAGGGATGGAATATGCGTTTAAGAGAGCGAAGGAAAGGGGCGAGACCATTATCCAAAGGATGCTGTATGCGTAAGTTTAGAAAGTATCTTGCGTCTGGAATGGAAGACGTGTTTTCGTTTTCTGGCTGGCTCGCGTATGAACGGGCGAAGCGGCGGAAAAGAAACCCCTTGCGCCGGTTGATCCGTTTTCTGTTCCCGTTCTAACCCCTCCAGGGTATATGTCGCGAGTATACCCTATGGGGTGCAGAACGCAAGAAGGAACTGCAACGGTTTCTTCTTGCGCCGCGCCAATCTCGCGTTCTTCTTGTCCCGTCGTTCCTTTTGATCCAATCCCTCGCGCGTGATACACATCCACGCGGGGGTCTCGTTTCTCATGTTATAGGGTGCCAGGGTAGTTCCTTTCCATTCGCTCTCTTTCATGGCGTAAACATAGCACAATAAAAAAAGCATGTATACCCCCTTGACAGGAATATATACCCGTAGTAAACTGACCTTGTAATCAGGTAAGGGGGTTCTATGTTTGAATACAGGGCGCATCCAATCGAGGTTCTGGGCAAGGTCAGCGGCAAGCAATACGAAGCGGCGTTGCTTCCCTGTCATTGCGGGCGGTGCGGCGGTATCGCTGGCAGCCGGGTTTTCCGCGAGGTGTTCATACCTATCGAGGCCGGTAACTGGATGCGCATCAATACGCGCACGTCACGGCTTTGCGGCAAGTGCTTTCCCGTTGTGGTCGCCGAGAAACAAGAGGAACACGCGCGGGTGCATCACGATCTGTCAAAGGATCGGTTGTTGTACACCGAGATAGTCAAGCGCGAGAGCGGCGGGAACGATTACCGCGAGCACTGGGGGGAGTGGTGAAACTTACAAAAGCGCAAGCAAAAGCACACGCGGGAGTTCTAGAAATACTTGAAAAGGAAGTTTTGTCCGATTATGAGAAACTTTTCTGCCTTGAAAACTTCCAGGAAGGCGCTACCAACATAAACAGTGTTGCCGGTGCGTTCTTTACTCCACACGGCCTCGCGTCTGACGCCATGATAGAATGCACGGGGACATCGGGCAAGTTCATAGACCTTTGTGCCGGTATAGGACGGTTGACCTATGCGGCAAAAGACTACAACGAAAAACGCGAGTTCACTTGTGTTGAGATGAACTACGATTACGCCAAGATCGGTATGAAACTAGTACCGGAAGCCAACTGGATTGTCAAATCAATCTTTGACCTTCCCGATGAGCGCCTGTATGACGTGGCTCTCTGCAACCCTCCTTTCGGGAACATAAAGACCGGACGCGATCTTGACGGATTCGGAGCTTTCGAGTTCGCGGCAATCGTGAAGGCATCCCGGATAGCCAAGCGAGGTATTTTTATATTGCCGCAAACGTCAACGCCGTTTCGGTATTCTGGTTGCGATTACTATCGCGAGGAGATGACGGATAAGGTAAAACGGTTCATCGACAAAACCGGCATAAAGTTCGAGTTTAACTGCGGTATCGATACGGCGTACTACAAAGACCAATGGCACGGCGTTGCCCCGATCTGCGAGGTCTGCACGTTCGATTTCGAAGAGCATTATATACCGGGCGGATTATTCGCCTAAAGGAGCCCCTATGCCACCATGTAAATGCAATCCGTTCCCTTCTGTCCCCCTCCCCGACCGTCTCGCCCTCGCTGGCCCCTGCGTCCGTTGTGCGCACTACATCCTGTCTATCGGCAAGTACACCGCCGAGTGTCACGGCTGTTCCAGGTTCTACGGCGACCAGTTTACCGAACGTGTACCGGAAAGCGCGGATTCTATACATATCCCCGCGACGTGTACTAAAAACGGGTAAAATGGGGCATGTCGAATAAACTAACAAGGAGTGAACTATGGCAAGAATTACAGTTAAGTGCGCCGATTGCGGCAAAGAGACGGTTATCGACATCAAAACGATTGACACCCTTCGCGGCGACCTCGCGCGCATGACATCGGATCGCGACTACTACCGGGCGAAACTCGCGGCTCTTGAGCTTAAGATAAAGGCTCAGCCGGACGACTTTACCAAGATTTTCGGAGGGTTCATGTAACAAGTATTTTGCACCCTAACAATAAAAATGTTAAGGTGCAAAAAGCATACAGATACACGCAAGTATGCGCGGAAAGTAAGTGTGCCTGTATGCTTGACACGTTCGCGGGTTTCTGGTAGAGTATCAACGTTGACCCAACTGGCGGAGGGTTGACAAGCGCCTTGTAACGGGCGACATCTAAGAGGCTTTTGTTCCTGTAGGGAGTGGTTACACACTTCCGAACGCCGCCAGCGGCAGGAACAGAAGCCTTTTCTATTTTCGGAGCTATTATGACAACGAAAGAAACGGCAGAATCGTTAAACGTGAGCGAGCGTGTTATACAGAAACACGCAAAAGAACTCGGTTTGACGGAAAACGGAAAGGCGACCAATCTTGACGAAAAGGCCGTGACAATAATCAAAACAAAGATAGAAAGGAGCGGACGGACAGACCTCGCACACGTATGCGAGCTTCCAAACGTCTCTACCGATCTTGAAATGATGGTGCTTGACGCAAAGGTTTCTGAATGGAAAACCCGTAAAATAGAGGAACTACAACGGCGCCTATCCGGGGCGGAAAAGAAAATCGCACTTGACGCTCCAAAAGTAGAGTTTCACGACGCCGTGACGCAATCAACGGACACGCTCGGGTTTTCTGAGGTGTCAAAAATATTGAACATTCGCGGTATGGGAAGAAACAAGATGCTCGCCGCACTCCGCGACCGGGGAATACTTCGCTACAATAACGAGCCATATCAGCAATATGTTGACCGTGGTTTTTTCCGCCTTGTTGAAGTTCCCGTCACTATAAACGGAAGAATACAAATAAAGCCGAAACCGGTTGTATACCAAAAAGGAATAGACTTCATTAGAAAGGAGCTCGCAAAATAGTATGCAATATTTCAAGCACTTCACCAAGATGCGTTCTGACACAAAGATACGCCGACTATTTGCAAAGTACGGGCTTGAAGGGTACGGACTCTATAACCTTATTCTTGAGTCAATAGCGGAGAGCATCGAAACCGAAAGCCCGTTGCCTTTCCTGGAAGAAACCTGCGATGACATCGCGCTTTTCTACAATGGCAACTCGGCAAAAATCGATGAAATGGTACGCTATATGATACAAGAGGGGCTTGTAACCGTCGAAACCACCGAAAACCGCATAGCATGCTATAAGATATACAAGTACCTTGAGCAAAGCCAGACCCGTAGCGAAAAAATACGGGAACTCATTGCGTCATATAAAGATAGCCGTGATATTCTCGACGGTCAAAAATGTCTCGGACTGTCTCAGACAAATATGATAGAAGAGAATAGAATAGACAAAGAAGAGAAGGAGAAAAGCCCTAGACAAAAAAAAGAGTTTACACCTCCTACCCTTGAGCAAGTAGAAGAATACATACTTGAAAAACAACTTGTAATAATACCGCAAGACTTTTTCACCTATTACTCATTAAGGGATTGGCACGACTCTACAGGGAAGAAAGTAGGCAACTGGAAAAATCGCGTACTTGATTGGCACGCAAGGGAAATAAAAAAGAACCCCGCCGCCGTTCCCTACTCAAAACCGAAACCCCGCGAGGAATACCGCCCGAAATCCTGCCCTAAATGCGGCGCTCACATGACCGGCCTATCCTGCCCCTCATGCTATACTAACTTTGATTCGGAGGGTAACGAGGTATGAAAGACGTAAATAACGACATGGAGCTTGCCGTTCTGGGTTCAATGATCCGCGACCGGTCAATCATTCCCAACGTGCAGGCGGCAATAAGCGAGGCGGACTTTTTCGAGCCGATCAACCGGGAAATCTTCCGGGCGATCCTCAAGCTCAATTTCGAGCAAAAGCCGGTCAATCAGGTTTCCTTGTTTTCGGAGGTCAACAAAAACCCCGCACTCATCGCGCAACTGACCGACGTTGTGCCTTCCGGGGCCCAATGGGCGTACTACTGCGATAAGGTTAAAGTATTGGCCATGTCCCGGCAGTTCTCGGCCCTGCTTGCGGACTGCAAGGATATTTCCGCTGAGAACATCGAAACCCGGATCGGCGCGTTTATCCAGGGAGCGGCCGAGATTGCCGATCATGCCCTCTATCATAAACGCGCTACCCTCCGAGTATACGATGTCAACATTGACCGGGCGCTTCTGCCCGAAACGCCAATGCCTCCGTACCGCTTGATAGTACTGTTCGTATGAGTAGGTAGGAAAAAATACCATATGGTTGCAATGTTGCCAATTCAAGCCCCATGCGCCAATTTTTGGTTTAATGACGAGCTTTTTTATCTCGCCCCTGGTAAAGGCCGATAGCTTTTCCTCCTTTGCCTCGTCTGAATCTCTTCCCGACACCTGGACGCATCCCGGTATAAGTTTTTCCAGCAGATCCCCTTCTTCGTTTCGGTTACACCATACGGTAGTAAAATCATCGTACCCGGACGCAAGCTCGGCGGCTTTCTCGCAACGGTCTGGAATAGTCGCGACGGTTTCGTCACGAACCTCTTTCAACCCGATTGCGGGAATGCTAAACAACATCCCTTGCGGTTTGTTTTCAAGGTCTCTCAGCTCTATGTCATGCTCAACCAGTCCCGGCAATAAATACCCTTCATCGGAAAAACCCAGATCGGACGGAAACCGGCAAGCCCGCATCCATGACGCAACCCAGCGCCAAAAGGGGTCGTGAGCCCATCCCCTCATACGCCATTGCGTTGCATCGGTGAAACGTCCCCTGCGATTTGTTGCGCAGTTGTTTTGATCGTTCACGAAAAAGTGCTTGAGCATATCCATGTAACCAAGATATCCAAGTGCCTCGCTTGACGTTCCCACTTCGATATAATCGTTGGGGGCAGCCGTTGCAGTCGCGAGCATCCGGTATTTGAGTTTCCTCGAAAATACCGTTATCTGTTCCTTTACCTTTCCGTCAAAGTTTTTAAGGATAGAGGATTCATCGCAAACAACCCCTTCGAAGTCTGACGGGTTAAACTTTTCAAGCTGCTCATAATTGGTAATCGTTATACCTTTATGAACCGTCCCGTCACGCGACCTTTTGGCATCGACGCCGAACTTTTCCGCCTCGCGTTGCATCTGCCCGCCTACCGCAAGAGGTGTTAAAAGCAATACGTTACCGTTTGTTTTCTCGACAACGTTTTGAGCAAAAGACAGCTCAATCAAACTTTTCCCAAGTCCGCAATCGGCTGCTACAAGGGATCGTCCTTTCTTTGTCGCCCACTCAATAAGTGCTTTCTGAAAAGGGAACGCCATAGGCGGCATAAATACCGGATCAAACCCGTACGCCCCGCCTATTTGCGCCTTCTGTTCCAAAAACTCCGCATAATCCATCATTACACCCCTGACCAATAAATCCCGCCCCATGCGGAGCGGGTATCCTTATTCCATCTGCCACGTTTCGCGGTAATCGTTCCCGCCGCTCTCGCGCTTGATTATCTCGGTGTACAGCAACCGATCCTTTGACAGATCGTGATGCACCCGCGCGTGTTCCTTTTGTTTCTCGGCGACCACGACGGGAAAGCACTTGCCGCAAAGCCGTGACGTGCGCGTGTTTATGCGCATCCAGTTACCGGCCTCGATAGTTATGAACACCTCGCGGAAAACCCGGC